CCCCCTTCGGGGCCTCGTGTACGCACAATTGTGCGTATATGGAGTTTCTTCCGGCTACGGGTATTCTTTCCCGTTCCTTGCAGAGCATCGCTATGAATGAATCTCGAACTTATACTAAGCGTTTCCATTGGGTCGACACTGACTCTATATCTGGCGTCTCATCTCAGAACGACTTCGCCCAGCTTAGCTGGGCTGATACTCGTTCTGGGGTGGAGAACCCATCTTATAGAGATCAGATTCGACGCGGCGTCAATGCATCGACGCCGTTTACGGGAACGAAGAGTACGCTCGAGGTGGGGGATTTGCGTGACTATACAGTCGCGATAAATCTCGTCGGGAAGAATCGTGTGAGAACCCTTAGTGGGTCTCCTCTCACGAATCCTTTCTTTCGAACCCTCAACACTCTTAGTGAAGCTTCTGCTGACTCTGCTGCTTTGGGTAAATTCTACTCTTCCGCCAGGTCAGCCACCACTGCTATGCAGGGGATGACTTTCCTTGGTGAAATTGCAGAAACTATCCGTATGCTAAAACGTCCTGCTTCTTCTCTTCAACGTGGCATCGGTGAGTATCTCGAGCGATTAAAGAAAATCTCTCGCCATCCTTCCCGACCATATCGTCGACAAGCTCTTGCAGGTACCTACCTTGAGTACGCCTTTGGCTGGGTCCCGCTTATCTCTGATACGCGTGACGCAGCTAAGGCGTTAAACCGACTTATGTCCAGTACTCCTCAGATTCGCTGTACCGGCTTCGGTCAAACCGAAGTCGCTACCCCGAACTCGGGCAGTACTTCTCATGTCGTCAGTCTGTACCGTGGTTATTATAACAAGGTCGAGAGAGATCTCGTCCAAGTTATTTATCGCGGTGCAGTTAAAGGTAGTGCTTCAGGTCCGACCCTCGATCATGCGATGGATCTCTTCGGGTTTCGACTCGATGAGGTTGTTCCGACCGCATGGGAGCTTCTTCCCTGGAGCTTTTTAGCAGACTATTTCTCCAATGTTGGAGAAATTGTCTCTGCCACATTTTACGCTAGTAGCAATTTTGCTTGGTGTAATAAGACTGTCCGTAGGGTATCCTCTGTTGAGTATACCGAATGGACTGATCTTAGTTATACCAAAGCATCGTTTCCTACTACGCAATCTGTGTCAGGCAGCAACAGCTGGGTGAGTACTCGATCGTCGGTCGTGCGCGGCGCTGCCACTCCCTCCGTCCCTTCTTTCCGGTTTGAATTGCCCGGATCGAATACGAAGTGGGTCAACATCGCAGCGCTCGCCCTTCAATCGAAGTCTCTCGCTCGTTTCTTCCTTTAACCATCGACGATCTACAAGGATCCGAAATGACAATCACTGTCACTTCCCCGATAACGGGAGCAGCTCAAACGGGGTTTACAGCCCCCACCTACACTCTTACGGGCGATGTCGCTCCAGACAGCAATGGCAAGCAAAATGCCGTTACTGCTCTGGGCGGGACACAGGCGGGCGTTACCGCTCACTCTGTGGCCGCCCCTTTTACCGTTACGGCTGTTCGTCCGAAGATTTTGAAATCGCTCGGACAACCGAACCCGGTAACCGGTGTTGTCAAGAACGTGCCTCGTAATACATATAAGGTCATTACCCGCAAGGGGGTTCTCCCTCTTGCTGGCCAGCCTTATACTACGATGCTCGTGACTACTACGATCGAGGTTCCGGCAGGTTCAGATCTGGCAGACGCTTCTAATGTGCGTGCTGCCCTTTCTGCTCATATCGGTGCCTTGACCCAGCAGTCTGCCGGTATCGGTGACACAGCTGTCTCTGGTATTATCTAGAGTCTGCTGAAACCTGATACCTTTCTTGACTTAATCACTATGAGGATAGGCTGATGAGTACTTGCTCTCATGCTCTTTATCTCGCACTGACTCGTGACTTGCAGACATACCTCCCGAATAGTTCGTCCGCGTTTGACCCTTTCACGGGGTCAGATGTGGTCTACTATCCCGGGATGTCAAGAAAAGAGTTCGCTGCCGGCAGTTTGTCGAGATCACTCCTGAAGAAGTTCCAGGACTGGTCCCAGCCTACTGCCGATGCAGATGCCCTATCACTGTTCATTAGCATGAACAATAAGTGTAAGGCTTACTCTTTTCCTAATGTCTGGTCCCTTACTGAAGCTCAACTCCAAGTGTTCTCGCATGCTAAAAACATGCTCCACAAGTGGTTGTGCTCAGGAACGGGCTTCCGTTTCAGCACTTCTGATGTTCTAGAACGCTGCGACTTCGGCCCTGGGGCGTCTGTGGGGGCGTCTGGGACTAGCTTTTATCATAAAGCTGGCTCCTCGCGTCTTTCTCAGACTTCTAGTCTCTTGTACTCCATGTATTTGGAGTCTATCAGGGGTTCTCGTACCTGGATCGAGGCTGAGAAATTACGCCGAGATCTTTTTGGTCGACCTGATACTGTCAGTGGCAGTAAGCTATGCTTCGTTCCAAAATCTACGAAAATTAGCAGAACAATTTGCGTCGAACCTTCACTGAATATGTTTATTCAGAAAGGTTTAGGCTCTTGTCTCGAGACTACCCTGAAAAAGTCGATTGGTTTCGACCTCTCAGTTCAGCAGTTCCGAAATAAACGCCTAGCTAGGATCGGATCTAGAGACGGAAGATTTTCTACTATTGATCTTTCTTCCGCCTCTGATACGATCTCATTGGCTCTCTGCGACGAGCTACTTCCTCGAGATTTCCTCGAATGGTTGCTCGCTTGCAGATCGCCGATGACTACGCTGCCGGATGGTAGCGTAGTTCCGATGCATATGATCTCGTCTATGGGGAATGCTTATACTTTCCCCCTCCAGACCTTGATCTTTTCTGCTTTAGCTCTTGGCTGTTACCGCGTCCTCGGCCTGGATTTTATCAGACCTTCTGGAACGGATGGGAACCTTGGAGTTTTCGGTGACGATATAGTTTGCCTTAGCGAAAGCTTCGACTTACTTATATCTGTCCTCGAGCTCTCTGGGTTCCTTCCTAACAAGAGCAAGTCCTTTAACTCAGGACTTTTTCGTGAGTCGTGCGGTGGCGATTATTTTGACGGCCACCTGGTCCGTGGTGTTTATTGTAAAACACTTCGAACTTCTCACGGCAAGTACTCTTTGATCAACAGGCTGAACGTTTGGTCAGCGAATAATGCGATACCTTTACCTCGAACTATATCGTATCTCATGAAAGGAGTCAGGTTTTTGCCTGTCCCCCCTTGGGATTCTGATATTGCCGGCGTTAAGGTTCCATTGTCCCTTGTCCCCTTTATTAAGCGTGACAAGAATGGGTCTTTTAGGTTTAAACGCCTAGAAGCTCGCTCTTTGTCATGTTCATTAGAGGACGTTCCGTCGCATTCTGATCAGAAGCGCTTTCGGATAGTTTATAATCCGTCAGCGATTCTCCTCTCTGCAGTCAAAGGTACTTTACGGAACGGGTCTCTCAACATACGACTTGATGTCGTGAGGCCGCACTATCGGTTTGCTATAGCTCCTTGTTGGGACTATATCGACCTGGACCACTCCCTTTTGGAGAGTGGTGGTTTAGAGGCTTGGAAACAAGCTACGACAACAAACTTCGGAAGTAGTTTGTTCTAAACCAGCTGGTTAAATCCAGCGCCTCGATGCAGACGTTCGCCTTGCATTCTATCTTTTGAAAGCCCCTAGTCAGGGCATTTGCC